TGCCGATAGGCTTTCCTATATTCGCGTTCCGTAGCCTTGTCTTTAAACGGCATAACTCACCCCTTTGAAAAATCGGAAAGAGAAATGGGCGGGAAGCGTCGTGGCTCCCCGCCCGATAGACTACGCTTGAACTTCTGTGTCCTGAGTCACCGGGATGTGATTCGGCTGTCCCATAACAGCCACCGCGCTCAACGGCGTTCCGTTCGTGTGCGTACCTGTCTGCGTGAAGAGAATGCGGACATAGCGCAAGTTACCCCTGTACATTCGGGTAATGGTCATGTCGTCCTCGGTAGGTTCGTTGATGACCCAAGTCGGTGTCCCGCCTTCGAGGTCTGCCTGCGGGATGTCGACGAAGCTCCCCGCCGTGGCTACGGCACAGTGCTGGAACGAGATCGTCCAGTAGAGCGCACCACTGAGCGTGTCGCCCGAGATCCCCACATGGGCGATCATAAGGACATCGCCGTATCCCCACCGATCCTTTGCGACGCCCGTCCCCTCCGCCGTGGTATTAGCCAGGACGGGTGTCAGGAGGCTGACTACCTTGTTACCTGCAATCGTGTTGATCACTTTAGCCTCCCCTTGCCTTAGCTCTTGATGTTCGAGAGAAGCTGAATGGCCTCCGGCAGAAGAACCCCGCCGCCGACGCGCCGACGCGCCAGGAACCCGATCATGCCGAACTCGGCATACTTCTCGACGAGCCGCTGAATGTTGACGTCGACCCGGTCAACGATGGTGTAGCCCGCCCTGAAGTCGCCTAGGGCACAAACGATGCCGTCGTCACCGGGCGTGGTGCTGAGTACCGTGGATGTGATAGCGGGAAAGTCCGGGCATTCCAGAACGGGATTGCCCAGAATGGTGGCCGGTTGGCCCTGCTGGAGATTCGGCTGGAGAAGATACATATTGGTCGTCGCGCTCTTCAGCGTCACGGCGACACCGAGCAGCGTCCGGTTCATGAGCCACGTCGCGTTCGCAACGTAGGGAGAAGCGAGCTGGTACTGCGTGCCGATGAAATCGTCAAACACCAGGACGTCGGTTGTCAGAACATCCCGATGATCGGCCAGAACTGTCGCATTGATGGTGATGCCCTCGGGGGCCGTTGTGCCGTTGCCGGAATAGAGCGCCGTCCCTTCCAGGACACCGAACTTCCGACCCACGACGCTGGCGATCTCCGCTTCCAGGTTGAACGCGCTGTCCTCCAGTATCTTCTGCGTAGCCTTGAACAGTTGCGCCATTTCAAAGGTCTTGAGTTCGGTCAGACCGTAGGTGAGCCCGGTCGTCTCGGTCTTTTCCGCGCTCTCGGCGATCCATGTTGCAGCCGGGACCGTGAGTTCCGTCGGGAACTCAACTGCATAGGCCGATGTCTGCCTCACGTTCGCAACCGTGCGAATGGGCGAGTAGAGCGTCAGGGCCTTGATGATCTGCTGAACGTACTCGTAAGGAGCCAGCACGCCCGCGTGGTCCGAGTCCGCAATGGTCAGAACTTTCTGCTCTTCGGGGCTCAGACCGCCCTTGCCCTTGCGAAGCCAGCCCTGGAAAGCCTTTGTCTTGATGACCTTCGCCACGTCGGCCTCGCTGGCCTGGATGATGGGCGTCTTCAGCCTGATAACCTCATCGCTGAGTTCGTTGTACCGCTTGTCGGCATTGACCTTGAACTCGTCGAATGAGGTCTTGTGAATGACGTCCCGCTCCATCTCCGAATGCTTGGTCTGCACGTCGGCGATGAGTTTGTTGATTGCGCCGTTAAGGTTGGCGACTTCCTTTTCGATTTCCACTTGTTTCCTCCTGTTAGGAATTAAGATATTCCTCAATCCGGGCCGTCAATTCCTCAATCAAGTGGAGGGTCTCCGGCTTGATGGTGGGAGTGGATTTCTCCGGCTCTTCGCCCGGTTCTTTGCTTTTTACATCATCGACCACGGCTTCCGGGCATGACTGAAAGACGCATGGGCTGATCTCCCATAAGTTGACCTCTTTCAGTTGTCGAATGCCCGTCTCCGTGTCGATTAGTTCCTTGACTACGTTGTATCCGATAGAGAGTCCCGTCACGGCTCCCTGTGCCATGAGCGAGCGAATCTCGCGGGCAAGCTGGACGTCCAGGTTCAGTTGACCTGTGACTTCCAGGCCCTTCTTATTCTCGGACCCGCTGATGATGCCGATAGGCTTGCTGATGTCGTGGCTCCAGAGAAGCGGAAACTGTTGTTTTTCCTTGAGCGTCTTCTTGAATGCGCCCCGCTGCACCGCGTCGCCGTATGTGTCCACCATATCGAAGATCGACGCATAGCCGGTGAACTGTCCGGCATCAGCATCCTCGCCGCCGACGGTAAATTTGAACTCCAGATCCTTAGTCTCCAGACGTTTGGTTGTCATTTCCCCCTCCTCGAAAAGCATCCCGTCATTTACGCTACGACAGGATACGTGCCACATAAACAGTTGCAGACTTCGCCCGCACTCCCGCGGGGGTCGCCCGGAAAGCCGAGCTGTTCGCCGCCGACGCTGAAGTCCTCGTCTAGCAAAACTTCTTGCCCGTCCGCCGCCACGTGCGAGTCACGGCTGTCCGGAACGAACGAGCACATCCAGCCCTTCAGCTCCACGAACTCGGCCTCCTTGAATCCCTCGACCGCGCCGTAGTTATCGACCTTCGCGCTCTCCGTCCGCGCCCATAGCCTCGAACGCCAGGGCCCGAGGTCCGTGGCTTGATCGCTCAAGTTCTGAGCGAGCTGTTGAACCGTCCAGTTTGAATCATTGGCCTCATGGATCATTCGTTCGACGATCTCAAGCGTCGTCTTATTGACCTTCGTCCCCGAATTGAAGATCATGTCCTTGAGCTTCGCGTCCTGTGCAGGCGTCATAGTAAACGTCCAGGATGTCGGCTTTTTGACATCGCCCTTCCATGTGATCGATTTGAATTCGGCATCATCGAACAGCTCGCCCTTCGATGCGCGCATCCCCGCGTTGCCTGCGCGGATGAAGTGGTCGACATACCAGGGCGTAAATGTCCGGGCGTACCGCTTCGCCTCTTCCTTGACGCTGAAAATATCGGCGGCATGAACGCCGCTTATAGAACCGAGCCGTGCAGCGCGTTGACGGAGTGCATCGCCCTGGGCGCGAAGGTATGCCCGCGCCATCTGCTGGAACGATTTCTCGCGCTTCGTGACGCGCTGTTCGAACGTCTGCCAGAGTTTTTTCTTGAGTTCCGGATTAGCCCAGTAGCCTGTCGCCTTATGCGTAGTAATTCCTGTTATTGGCGTTACGAGGCCCGTGGCGGCCTTTTCATCAGCGCCCGCGCCTGATCCTTCCTCGGTCTCTTCTTCGTCCTGAGGCTTCTCGGGTTCCTCCGCGGGCTTTTCGTCCTCTTCGCTCGTATCGCCTCCGGCGAAGGGCGCAAGCGCATCCGGCACGGATTCCGGCTCTGCCGCCGCATCCTCAAGCCGCTGCTTGCCGAGCGCTATGAAGATCACGTTGCCCTCCGGCCCAACTTCGTCATATCCCGTCGCTACCCGCTTCTCGTTAACCGTCATCCAATCAGACGCAGCGAGATATGCATATTTTGCCGCCCGCTCTTCCTGTAGCGCTTCGATAGCGTCCCGGTCATAATCGAGATACAGGCTTTCCCCGAACAGCGGCACGATCCAGCTATTCAATGCGTCACGCAGGTTGTCCATTATCGGGAGCACCGTCTCCATGTAGAGTGCCCGCCGCGCCTCCTGCACGTTGCTATAGGTCTTATTCTCACTATCGCCCAAGAGCTCCGAGGGCACGTTGAATACGGAACAGATGCGCCGCAGGTTGGACTTATCGGCATTCACCCAGTCCATGTCCTTCGGCGATATGGAGAATTGCTTCCAGTCGAAGCCGCCCTCCAGAATCAAGGGCGTCCCGGCGTTGCCCGAGCCCATGTATTTCTCGCGGAGCTGGCGCTCCAGAAACGTGCGCTGATCCCCAGTCAGATTCCCAGTCAGGACGAGCGCTCCCGGCGGACGCATGTCGTTCTGGAGAATCTTCGCGTTCCATTCAGCTGACGAGTTGGAAATATCAATTGACCGGGCTGCCACCTCAAGCCGCGACAAGCCGTAGAAATCATCCAGTGGGTTGAAGTCCCGAAGGTGCAGTACGTCTTTTAATTCCAGCGGCGTCTTTATCCCGTTGACCTCGTACTCATAGCCGCCGACAAGCTCCTTCCCGCCCCTGGCTCCAGGCCTAACCTTCATCCTGTCGGGGCGCATGGCATAGAGGAAGCGGGGCGGCTGAGTCCCGATCCCCACGCGCAAGATGTAGCTGTTCCCGGCCAGGAGCTTGTAAGACACGACTTTTTCAATGAACTGGAAGCCGTGATCGTATTCGTTAGGGTGTGCCAGGAGTTCGGCAAGCGGGCTGTTGTCCAGCTCTGTTGGCTCGCCGCCCTTACTCTTGCGGGCGACTGTCCAAGAGATGCCGGAAGCGGAGCGGGCAATCAGGCTCACGCACGCGAACGCGGGAGCGCAAAGCTTATAGCCAGCCTGGGCCAGCTTGTTATAATCAGCGGGCGTCCAGACGGCCTCCTGCCCGTACATCATGGCCAGAATAGACTTCCACGTCGGGTCTTCCTTCCGCTCTGTTGCCCTTGTGATGTTGAGTCCTAAAAGTTTCATCTCAGATACTCCAAATCCTGGGGTCCACCCTTGGCCCGCCTATCAGCCAGTAAGCCAATGCCAGCGCGATGACCGCATCGTCGTGATAGCCTTCCGGGGCTGAGTAGTGGACCATGCCGCTTGACCCTATGGCGTATTCGAAGATCTCGAGCTCATTCGTCTGGACCTTTTCGTCAAGGATGCTGATTTTCTTCTGGTCGAAGCCGATCATTAGGGTCTCGATGAGCTTTTTCTTACTGTCGGCCGTGAATTTATAACCCTGGACGTTCAGCCCCGCGCGCCTCAAGTCCTCATAGATGGGATCGCCGACACCCGTCGCGTCTACGTTGAGCTTCGCCCTGTATCTGCGGATGACCGGGATGATCCGCTCTTTCTGCACCGTCCAGTCCAGTAGGTTGAAACGATCCCAATAGACCTGCCTGCCCGCGCCGTCCAGAATCGTCAAGACGGTGAAGTCTGTGAGCCGCGCCAAGTCGAGTCCGGCAAAGTATTCCTTGCCCGGGAGCGGCTCCTCGCGTATCGAGCCGATGCACTCCCCAATATTGCGGAAGACACCCGCGCTGTTTTCAAGAAACTCAGCCAGGTATTCCTGGCTGAACACGTCGACTGGGAGCGATTGCCGCGCCTGGAGGATGTCCGCTGCGCTCACCTTCGGATTATCGCTCGTCGGGAATTTCCAGCTCTTGAACTCCGCCTGGAGCGGGTCTTGCCCGCGTGTATACAGCTCATAGAACCAGTTCTTACCCTTAGGCGTCGAAATGAAAAGGACCCGGCCCCGAGTATCGCTGACGGCGGGGCGCAGGATCGCCTCCCACACTTCGCGCTTGACCCTAGCCGCCTCGTCCACGACTACGCGATGAAGTCCTTCGCCGCGCAGGTTGTCCGGGTTGTCGGCGCTCTTGAAGGTCATCGCCGCGCCGTTGACGAACTCGACCCTCATCTCCGAATGAGAGATGTTCTTGAAAACCCCTTCTGCCTTTCCTTTGTGCGCCGCCGAGAGAAATGTGCGGAATGCCATCTTGCCCTGACCGTAGATCGGGGAGACATACCAGTTTTCCCTGGGCATCTCGCACGCCCCGGCCAGCAGCCAGTTCAGGCCCGTCAGCGATTTTCCGAATCGCCTTCCGGCGTCGAGAACTAGGAATCGAGCCGGGGACGCAAAGACCAAGCGCTGACTGTCCCGCGGTACGAAGCCGGTAACTTTCATTCATCCCCGTTGCCGTTCCCGAAATCGAAGTGCAAGGTGTGCGCCATCTCGCCGCTGATGGGTTGCGTCACCTTGCCCATGAGCCGCTCATGCACTTCGGCAATAGCCCAGGGACGCCCGCGCTCATAAGCCGTGGCCAGGATGTCGGCGGCGTCAGTGGGTTTGAGCCGCTTAGCGAGTCGGTTTAAGAACAGATTTGTCCAAGCGGTTCGCTCAACACACGCAGCTCCACCCTTCGCCCGCTTGGGGTCGTACCCCTTCTTGAAGGGTTTCAGGTTTTTCTTAGACGAATTGCGAATCATTTCTCTTTCTCCGCTATTGCCACGCCGACAAAAGCGTCGGCCTTGTGAAGCCTATTGATGCCATCGATTAGAATTTCATTCGTCCTTCCGTTAGGTCCCGTCCACGAGATAACTCGATTTGTCTTATTAAGCTCAAAGGCGATTTCGTTCTCACGCAGAAGGCAAAGGAAAACTTCTAGGACTGATTCTCTGGCCCGTGAACGCACCTTGCGAAGAACAAGAAAGCGGTGCCCGCCTTCGACTTGGCAACGATAGAATATCTTCCGAGCGGCGAATTCTGTTTTGCCCGATCCCGCTCCGCCGCAGAGGATAAGATATCGATGCTTATCTTTGAATGGTTCCTTGAACGACTTGGAGAGCAGGAGCCTCATTTCGTATCTATGAATTCAACGATGAGTTTTCCATCCATCTTCACGTCCCCGCTAATGGATTGGTTTATCTGCTTTTCGGCCCACTTAGCGAGCCAGGCAAAAAAGATTTCCTTATTGCGTGGACATTTATTGACGAAGGCCCGAAGTCCATCGATGCTCATCTCCGAATATAGAGTAAGACAATCTTGATAGAATGATTCCGAGAGTTTAGACTTCGCCCCTCGGGGCCTTCCTTTGCCCCTGGAGGCTTTGTTTCCTTTCTGGAATGGCATGTTTATTCTCGTTATCAATCATGGAGACGATACCTATCGAAACTTCCTCGTCGGCTTTATGCAGCCGCTGCAGTGCGTCCATCACCTCATCTGTCGGCAGGAAGCGCAGGCGTATCTCGCCTTCCTTATCGCCGCTGCTGATGGATTTAATTAACGCGGGGAAGGCGGTTCTCATACTTTAATGTAGTATTGAATGTGGTACTTTGTGGGCGGCATTATCGCGAGACGGAACCCTTTGCCTAGCCGCCCGTCGTGATTACCAACATTAGGCGTGGCAACTTTCATCCGTTGCCGGATGCTGGCCGTATCACCACGTCTTAATACCAACCCCGCGCTCACCTACGGTTAAGTGATTCTAGACCTGAGGGTTGGTCGTCATAATCCGACGGCTTAGGCCGCCGGGGGCCGCGGGCCGGAAAGCCTTTGGCGAAGACGGTAAACGCACCGTGCAATGCAACCGCCTTGACCGTATTACGCCTTTTACGCTCCCGGCGTATTTGACAATTCCTAGGTAATGATGATTACTTTAATAAGCGCGTTCGCTATTAAAGCGGATCGGGTTTCGCTTTAATAGCCGCCTGGATTGCCGCAATGACCGCCTTGACTACGGCGACAACCGATGCTATAACGGCAAAGATTATGACTAGGGGGAGCAGGATAACGCACACGATGCCGACTATTGCGGCCCCGACGATCTGACCGATGCGCTTCATTCCTTCTCCTTCTCGTTCAGGGCAATGATCTTCGCCCGTAGTCGTTCCAGTTCCTTAACCGTAGCTTCCTCGAAATCCCACTTCTCGCGCAGTTTGCCGAATGCCTTTTGCTTCTTCGTCAGGAAGCGGATCTCCTCGATGGCGTATTTGTCCGAGCCGACCTCGTACACCTCGATGCGCCCACCGACATAATCAAAGTATGCGGGGTCCATGACGCACTCTTCCACAAAGCTGAGGAAAAACCGCCTGCTTTTCATGTTAATCTTGCTTCTTCACATGAACGATAATTCTCTAGGTAGGTGATAATTGATTGTGCAACCTTGGGATCGTCTCCGATCATCCCCAGGGCAACGTTACATCTCGCACATAGGATGCCGCGGATTTTCCCGGTTACGTGGTCATGGTCAACGTGGGGACTATTCTTTCCCCAATTGTCTTTTCCACAGATGGCACATGTTCCATTTTGGGCAAAGAGAAGCATGTCGCGATCCGCTTTGGATATTCCATAATTTAATATAAGTTCAGAGGATGATCTTTCTTCCCGATGGGCATGATAATAAGCCTTGTGGCGGGCAAGCGTTTCTTCTCTGTGTGCATCTCGATAAGTCTTTACGTGAGCCAACCGCTCCTGTCTATGGGCAATATAATTGGCCTTAGATTGAATCGATATCTTGTCTTTGTGGGTAAGATAATATGCTCGTTTGTATTCTTTAACTTTATCTTTCCACATCTTTACCCTCTACCACATGAGCCAACGCTTCATAGCCGTATCATCATGCCAACAAGTGTGCCCCCCGCCGCCCCGAGCGCGTAGGCCACGAATAGCGCGGGACGCCTAGCCTCGATCCCTTTCCACATCACGAAGAAAGGAATCAGCGTTACGAGGAATGACAGCCACATCGCCATAAAGACCATGCCGGAAGAGACCGATCTGTAATACAGGCAGACGCCGATATCGGTTATGAGACCGAGGAAGAACAGGCCAATTAGTTCCTTTAAGTGGCGCAAGTGGCGGTTCATCGGGTCTTCTTTCCGTCATCTAGGTTCGCCTCTTGCAAAGCCGCCATACGATAGCGACGCACAGCCCGAGCGCGAGTAGAGCGCATAGGTTCAGCGGCGTCAGTTGGAGTTTGATGGCAAAGACAACATCAAGATACTCGGGAATGATGTTCATGGCTTACCCCTTTTCCTACTCGATGTTGCGGCTATAGCGGCGGCTGCAGCCGCACTCGCGGCCCCGGCAACGGCTATCGATAAACCCTTGATATCCTCGAAGAGTTTCTTGTGGTCATCCCGATTCTCTGTGTGAAGGCTGGCCAATTCCTTCGCCAGGTCCGCACCCTGCTTCTCGCCTATCTCTATCTGTGCCACAACGCCCGAATGGAGCGGGCAGGGTCTCCCATTCCCGTTCTTGCCGTTCTTCCGGGCATCATAAATGAGTTTTGTCCAGGCCGCGACGTTGCCCAACCCGATCCCGATAGCTGTGACTTCGCCGACTGATAGCGACATCTCATTTCCCCTTGATCGCCGAATATCCGATGTAGCCAAGTGCACCCAGGACCAGACCCGTCTTAATGTTTCCCATAACCCGCGTCCATCGGAGCTTGCGTTCGGCTACCTTCCAGCCCTTCTCTGCCAGCGTCCGAAGGTGTAGTTCGCTTTCGTACTTCTGCTTCCATGCATCCGAGATGACCACCTGGGCATTGAACTTCGCGGCCCATGCGGCGATGATGGCGTCCTTGTCCGTGATGATAAGCGTGGCAGTGTTATATTGCGCACGCCAATTCTCTACCATAGCGGTGAGGATCGGCACTTTCTCTGTATCGGTCTTGGCTTGGGCCAGTTGTGACTGGAGTTTGGTGAGCGTGGTGTTTTTTACCTCAATCGTGGTATTTTTTACCACAATGGATTCTTTCAGTTCGGCGATGGCCTTGTCCTTTTGCCCTACAATCGCCTGCGTTTCGCCTATTTGTAGGGTAAGGGCCGCGCCATCCTTTTTCGATTGGTCAAGCGTCGCTTGATACTTGCCGACGGAGACGGAATACTTATCGCGGAGCTTCAGGCCGTCACAGACGGCGACGGTAAGGGCCAAGGCGAGACCCACAATTATCCAATGGACGGGACGGACTTTCATGTTGGATTGCTTGCTACTTCACCACCTGCTTGTAATACCCGGACGAATAGACGAATACCCCCACTGCGTATGCCACGAGATTCAGGGGCGTGAAGGCATGGGCAATGGCCGCCAGGTAATAAGCCGTGACACCTAACGAGGTGGCAATGGAAAGGATCACTGCCTTGCCATCGCTCAACTTGAGCCATGACTTCAAAGCCGCGATGATGGTGGACACAATGGGCCCAGACACCAGGGCAACGATTGCATTGATAATTCCCAGATCAATGGTCATTTTTTTCTCCTTAAAAATTTATTATCTTTACTCGGTTTGATCGCCCAAACGGGCGTTACCAGTTTCTTGTCAATGTTGATAAGTTGGAGCGTTAGTCTCTCGTCGGCGACGAGGCCATGCGCCTGTATCCGTCCGGCGATAAACGGAGGACCGAATATGGGCCGCTTCTCCCCTTCGATGGGCGCAATGGCGATAGGCTTGCACGGCATAAACATATAGCAACAGGCACTGGCCATTCTCTTCATGCCGCATTCGAAACGCGGCTGGAATCCGGATTCAAGATATTTTGCCCGGTGCTCACAACGGAAACACAGGCCCGTCCCCTCAGAATTCATTTACCGACCTCGTCCGCCGACCAATTTTCTTCATCCCCGACAACTAGTGCCTTATATCGGCACCATGAAGGCTTTTTCGATTTATCATTCAGACTTTGCTGGTATGCCATACAAACATTATCCAGTTCGAAGGGACAGAAAATGCAGTTTGTCAGGCGTATGAGTTTCCCGCCCTCGTCATCGAAGTTCGAAAATGCCTCATGCCTCGCGTTTTCTAGATACACGTCATTCCCCAATATCCTCTGGCGTCCTTCATTTCTTGCCCCAATCGGATTCGAGCCAGAAATCCCAGTCCGTTCTTTCATCGAACAGGTGGAAGTATCCGTTCCGAAGCATCCCGAAACCCTGGTTCCAGGTTGGATGCGTTGTCGTCTTGACGTTCATATACTCGATCTTCTCTGGGTCGAACATTCCCCCAAGATCGACCGCCAGAAACTTGCCGCTCGGGTCATAATTCCAGCCGACGTGATGGCCATGCGTGTTCAGAACGTTTTTGAGATACTTCGAGCAGAGTGCTCGCGACGCGATCCCGGCCCTTTGCGAATAGGAACGCGGATGGACGCAGAGCCACTCGCCGCCGATGGTCAGTTTGTCGTAAAGCGAATACTTGAATCGCTTACCATATTCCGTCCCGGCCCAGAGTTCGAAAAGATACCGCGCCTGGACGATGCCGTTCGTCTGCCGCCCGAGCCGGTCCTCGTGATTCCCCTTGACGACGACGATCTCCTCGAATTGAGCGAGAAGCGATTGGATGAGCCGCCTGTTTTCATCGGCCTCATCCGCGATCCCCGGCTTGTGGTCTGAGTAATAATGCGACGCAAATCCGAAGTCCACGAGGTCGCCGATGACAATTAGCTTCTTAATGCCGAATCTCTCTGCGATTGCGAGACTTCGATTGTGCCAGGGTACAGAAAAATAGGGCGAATGGTAATCAGCCGTGATGATGTAATCATCCATCGGAAGCTTGAGGTCGCCCTTGAAAAGAGGGACGTCTAGGTTTTCCTCCAACGTCCCCACGGGTACTTTGCCATGACGACGGATGGCGTTATCAATGCACTGAATGCCTTGTTCAAAGGCCGCGGCGATATCCCGAGCCGTGCGCCCGTCCGCTACCATTTCCCTCAACTTCGCCAGAGTCGCCGGTGTCCAACGAAACCGAGGCCGACCGGCCTCCGTTGTAATGTCTATGGCGTCCTCCTAAACCTCAAAATGGAAAATGTCTCGGAATCCCCCGAAGTGCCCGCCCCAGGTTCCCCCGAGTTTCTCCCAGTACGCCCCGAGCGTCGCGTATGGCGCATCCTCCCAGACGATTTCGGACTTTTCGTTGACGATGAAAAGGTCTCGGGCAAGGTGCGACTGATGCTTGCTAGCAATTTTCGTACCGTCGCATTTGGATTTACCGGCACTAAAAAGCGCCCTCTGCTGTTCCGGCGTGCGGAAATATCCTTCGTTGGGATGGATGAATTTGATTTGATTCAATTCGGCATAGACGGAGAGGAGTCCAAAAAGACGATTGAACTCAGCGCGGCGTTGGGTGTGGGTCATGGATTTTTCGTTATATGCGCTCCTCTTGTTTTTTGAAGATCGTGCCATTCGCTCCGGCTGAGAGCGGGAAGCCAGCGGGGGTCTGGTACGCCGAATTTGGCCGCGTGGCAATAACCACAGTACCAGACGCGCCCACGTTTAGCCCCGTTCTGAGCCCGGAATTTGTCTCCGCAATTAGAACAGGTTCTGATGGCATCGGGGTCTTGGCCCTTTCCCTTCATGCGTATAGTATAACCATCGAATTTTAGGCGATTTGAAAGACGACGGCTTATCCGTCGGGTTGTGATGGATTATCCATACCGAATGGACGGATTAGGCGAGGCAATACCGCTTGACAGCTATTTTATCTCTAAGAGATCGAAATCCTTATTGCTTTCATTGGGTCGATAGGCAATAGCTTTTCTGAAATAGGCGGGGTTCAGGTGTCGCTTTTCGACCTCGTCCCGATCGGCATCCGTGACTGTACCGGGAACGCATCGAATCTTCCACGTCTGGAAAGCATCGCAGAATTCCAGGTCGAAAGGATGACCGTCCAGATAGAAAATGTCCTTGATCGTCTTGCCGAAGTGGGCGACAACGGCGTTCTGTAATCGCCTCTTTTGCGCCTTAGTCGCTTCCTCAGACATTGGAACCCCCTATCGCCTTTCTGTAATCCTGAATGGCCCGTATCAATGGCACAACATCATAGGGCTCTCCCTCATGGTGCAGCCATTGTTTTTCGATATGTTCAGCCGCCGCGAACAGCGCATCTACTGCCTGCAATCGGGTGATAGTGGCCTCCCACTCATCGTCCGTCAAAAAATCTTCATCCCAACCAGAGTGCCAGACAGCCCAAAGTCGATCCACTAAGTCGCTCATGGATTCCTCCTTAGCTTTTATAATACCATGTTCCCCGAGCGCTTCCTCAGACATATTGTTGTCTCCTTGTCCAGCGCTCCATCCATTGGGCACCGCTTAGGTTTTCCCGACACCTCATGCAGAACCGCAGATAACGCACATCCACGTCACCCGGTATATACCGAATCATCCGCTTGCATCCGGGGAACTTGCAGGGCCGAGGCGGGTTAAGCTTCACGGCCCTGAAAGAATGCGCCTGATCGGACTCGTATGATTTATAATGGCGGCTCATGCGTTTCCTTTCCACGGCTTATATGCTTGGCAATCTCGCCCACAGTTACCCCTCGGCACCTGACTCATATATGCGGCGCAGACAACCTCGTCTTTGGTCGATTGCGCGAAAACATCATATAGGCAAGGCGGAACGAATGGCTTTTTCGGATTAGATGTGTCAGGTAGATTCACGCCTTCCTCCTGTCCTCGTAAATTGCGTATCCGATCCCGGCAATGAGTGCCACGGCATAGGCGAAGATGATGATCAGATTCACTTCGGGAACTCCTGTATCAATGGCTTGCCCCAAATCTCGCGGAGATTGTTCTTGAGAAAGACGGGGATATCCCGCGTCTTAAATAATCTAACAAAGCGAGATACCGTCTCTTTACTCGGGTCCCATTTTTTTCCATGTCCCGTAAGGCGGCCAATGATGCCCCATGAAAGTTCATCCAATATTGGCCCGGTGAAAGAGGGTCCACTACAGTCATCGCTTAATAATGGCTCGATGGACACAAATTTCATTTTTGCCTCAATTCCACAGAGTTGTTTTGCTCGCCAAAAATCATTCTCGCCCGTCACGCTTACCCCGAGCCAAACATTCGGCGGCATGGGTCGGTCGATGTTCTCCGGCATCTTCGTCAGGACGATGAAGGTGTGTTGAGGATTCAGGGCGATGCGAGTAAAAATCGTATCTCGCCATCCGGGCATGACTGTGGGATGAAAAAGTTCCATCGTCGAGCAGACAAAAATCTTTTTTCTCGGAACTGGCGGCGGGTCACAGAAAACCTCTCTCTTGGATAACCGGAGTTTGGGATTTATCCCGAACCGCTTGTACATCTTTCTCGCATAACAGTACCAGCACCCGACCGGACAAAGACCCTTGATGGGATTCCAAGAATAATCGCACCATTCGATCCGCGTTTTATTCATGTCAGTTTCTCCAGTTCGATCTCGACGCGAGGATTCCCGTGATCCAGCTCCTGCCGTATATCTAGATCAAGCCAATCCGGCGAGTCGCGGTAAATATAACCTGATTCTTTTAGGGCATCGATCACGGGCTTACACGCACCATATAAATTATCCTTGTCGAATCGCCGCGTCTTTTGATAGACGGTAATCACGGCATGATACTTTCGTCCATAATCCGGACGGGGTTGGCCAGAAGTCGCTAAAATCCACGCCATGCCATCCTTGAGTTTCGCACGTTTGGCCCAATGCATCCGCATCGTCTCGTTCAGCGACGGAAGGCGGCCCGGGATCGTCAGGTTAATCATACCCCAGCCCCAGTTGTTCAGCAGGCGGCGCGAGCTGCGGATAGAATGACAGGATCGTCGCACATCGTCTGTGCGCCTGTATCGGCCCCCACGCCTTCGTGATGTAGGATTTGAAGTCCTGCACTTCAGCCACGGTCTGAGGCAGGAATAGCCCTTGCTCGCATGAGCAAATCGGTAGCCCCGAGTACAGCTCCCGGCAGTCACGATCCGTGAACGCCGGGCGGTATAACCTCAGCTCGGCGAGTAGCACCTTGCGCGGCATGGCGTTGTCTCGTCCCCTGTGCCCCTGCATAAATCTCATAATCTGGTTTTGGATAAAATTATCTCTCAAGATAAGCCCCCATCGCCCGTAGGAATACACTCATGCCCTCTCCTTGTCCGGCAGAACTTCGAGGAGGACATCGTTTGCTATTTCCTCGTATGGGTGCAAGTTTCCGGATTCAATAAACCTCCCGTTAAAATCATTTGGCGATTTCCCAATAAGCCTCCCATCATCGGTTCCGCAAACAGCCAGGTCAACGCGGTGCGTTTTTCCTTGTTCATCTCTGCACACCCAATGATTTTGCTTTTCATCGTAGGAAATTATTTTAAGTCTCATTTCCCCTCCTTCCCCTCGTACTTGGCGATGGCCTTGTCGTATTCGTCGATATGTTCCTTGCAATATATGGCCTTGTCGTATTCGTCGATATGTTCCTTGCAATATACGGAAATAATAAACCTCGCTCTCTTTGCTATACCCAACAGCTTGTCCCCCGCCCGGAGCCGGGCGATGATGGTGGAGATCACGTCGGGAGCTAGGCGAAACCTCCACGCACCCTTTAGTTTCTCTTCCAACTCATCTGTGTTATATGTCTCGCTCATAGCTTCCCCTCCTTGATCGGTTTGCCCGTCTTGTGGTCCAGCACGGGTAGCTTGAACGCCTCGGCCATATATTCATAATCCGACTTTAGTTCCGCAATGGTGTCTCCTTGAGGCTCCATTGAATCCGATGTCCAGCCTGGGTTTTTACCGTTTATCATGTGAGAATAGAGTTCATAAATCCCATAGGAATAACCCCATTTCCGCCCTCGTTGCCAGCGCTTCCGCATGACGCGATATTGCCAGGTCATTTCTTCCCTCCATCCGGCAGGGCTTCGATGAGCCCCCTTGTCAGATTGACGATAATATTCCGGCTTCCCCATTCCTCACTAATCGCCTCATACATTCTTCCCCATTCCTCGTGAATATTGTCCATCGCCCCGAGAATCAATTCGCGCCTATATGCTATCTTCCCCGCCGCTTCGAGGACGCGGATGGCTTGCTTCAATTCATCGCGTTCACTTCCCGGCCCTCGACTTTCTAACTTATGTGTTAGAAAACTTATCGCCGCGTCGAACGGCCCCGTAAATTCGCTCATGTCAATCCTCCACCTTCCCCTTGTACTCGGCGATGGCCTTGTCGTATTCGTCGATATGTTCCTTGCAATATACGGAAATAATAAACCTCGCTCTCTTTGCTATACCCAACAGCTTGTCCCCCGCCCGGAGCCGAGCGATGATGGCGTCCCAAATCTCAACTTGCGGCGATGCTCCCAAGCCAAGCGAAATTCCACGCCCCCTTTCCAATTCCTTTATCAACTCCTTCGTGCTGTATTTTCTCATTTCCCCTCCTTCCCCTCATACTCGGCGATGGCCTTCTTTGTTGCTTCAAAATATTCGTCATATAGTTCCGGGGTGCATGATGAGACCAACCCCTTCGCCGCCTCGCACAGTTTGTCCGCCGCCTGAAGTTTTTCAATGAAGACGTCGACATCGACATTGACGATCCAGTCTGCGAGAGATTCGGTTTTGAAGTTTTCAAGAAGCTGGATTAATTCCCCCGTCGTGTATTCCATTGTTATTTATCCCTTCCCTCATACTGGGCGATGGCCTTGCAGATGACGCTGAACGGGATGATCTTGCGTATGATACCCGCCATCCTTTTGTGGGCAGCGGCCCGTGCGGCGGCATCTGCGGCGGCATCTGCGGCCCATGCGGCGTCCCCTGCGGCCCTTGCGGCGGCCCCTGCGGCGTCCCCTGCGGCCCATGCGGCCCCTGCGGCGTCCCCTGCGGCCCATGCGGCCCATGCGGCGTCCCCTGCGGCCCATGCGGCCCATGCGGCGGCCCATGCGGCGTCCCCTGCGGCCCATGCGGCCCATGCGGCGCAGGCGCACGCGGCTAGAACGATCCGCTTCCGGTCAACGCCGAGCTTGCTTGTAATCCACAACAGCCAATCGCCGCGCTTGCAGGTGTTCCATGCCTGCTTATGCGTCTTGCTTCCCGCCCACTTCACGGCCTTGGTACACGCGCCTAAATTGGTCAGGATGTCTTTCGTAGATTTCATGTCAATCCTCCTTGCTTGTCCACTTCTTAACCATTGCCTCATGCCCTGCTCGGGCTTCCTTCAATGTGGAATACCGATCACAATCCAACTCGCTCCATTCCCCGCACTTTGGAAAAACCATCGTCTCAAAAATGAGCGGGGGGCCGCTTCCAAATTGGTGATTCAGCCCGAGCCAGATCGTCGAGACCCATTTCCCGTTCGGCAAAATATCTTGCTTGATTCTCGCGTAGGTTTTACTCTTGAATAGGTCTCCGCATTCATCGGGGCCGATGGCCCTTCCCTTTTTGTCATAGTAATGAATTCTCATCTCAATCCTCCACCGTGATGGTGATGCGCCGGACGCGATAACCAGCCTTTTTCAAGCTAGGCCAAGTCACTCCCATCTGATCTCTGGTCGCTTTCTGAGTCATTTGAACTAGCCAATAACAAAAAATGCCATGTGGATCGAATATCGCCCACGCCTTGATTGTCTTTTTCGCGGTCATTTTTTTCTCCCCGTATCTAAGTGCTTGTGGCAACTATAGCAAAGCCAAGTCAGATCATATGGCCTATCGTAATCCATGTGATGTCCCTCAATGCGCTCTCCGATAACCCCGCACGCAGAGCAAATTACTGGTCTCTCAATTTTTTGTTCCCTTATCTTTCGGTGGACGAGTTTATAAACCATGTACTGTATGGGATGTTTTTGTCTATATGCCCGCTGTGCTTCTCTGTTCTTTTCTGGATTTTGCTCTCTCCATGCTTTGCTATAAACGGCGAAGTATCCAGGATGCTTTTCTGACCAAGCTTTCTTATAGTCAGCTAAATGCTCTTTGTTCTTTTGTTTCCAAGTTTTATAATTCTTCTTCATGGAAGCGGCGCGACGTTTCTTTTTCTCTTCGATGGTCTCTTTCATTCAGTCCTCCTTTGATGGCCTTCCCTTGAGGTCGATGCCCTCTAACTGACCACCTTCGGCAAGTCCCCGAAGCGTCGACTTCCAGAACGCCAGCTCGACGTTCGCGTCGGCGAGACTTGCCCGCTCTGTCTCAAGTGCCGCCCGGGCATCCATGATCTCCACGTCCTTATAGGCCGCCGTCACCTTATGCCCGGCATATATGCCGAGACCCAGAACAACGATCAACGCGATGCTCCAGATAATCCACGAACAGGAGTGGTCTTTCATGGTCTTGCCTCCTTCGGCTTGTTTTTCTCATATTGCTCCCGGAAAACATCCTTGCCGGATTGAATGGATGCCCCGACTTGCGGGGGATCGGGATCCCGCCGCCCCCCGCTCCCGCCTTTATCTTGTGTCCGAGCCAGCCAGTTGACGATGAACCGCCGATATCTAATCTTCCGCTTGTCCGGGTTCGCCTTGAGCCACTCCGCCATCTTTCTCAACTCACCCAGAACATCACACGCCGGATAGGCTTCGGACCATGCGGAAATGTCATCGTCGCGTACTCCCCCCCACACCCCCTCTTCAAAAGAAATAGAAGCAGAAGCATATGCAGAGGCAGAAGCAGAGGGTGCTACAATTTTGCTACCCTTTCTTTCTATAGGTCTGCTAGAATTATGCTTGAGTTTTGCTAGGGCTTTGCTACGAGCCTTTCCACCAAGGTGTCCGGCCTTGGCTTTAACAGAGGAGATTTCGGCTTCTCGGACCATCCTTCGGTTATAGATAATTCCATCAGAAGTCTCCGAAAATACGTCCTTTTCCCTTAATTCCGCTAACAAATCTAACGCTTCTTTATCTGAAATACGCGTTAGATTTGCTAAGTCTTTAACCGACATTTTGCTATTTCCCAAAAGCAAAAATCCCTTCTTTCTACTGCTCGCCATAACCGATAACATCGTGACCCAAAGACCCCTCGCCGCCAAACTCACCAGCTGAAGGCCGTCCTCTTTCTTCCAATCGCTCCAATACCACTTGGTCCAGGGGAGTTTATCTTCGCGCCCATTATCCATTTCTGTTATCCTTTTCGTGAGGACAATAACCGTAGAATCCAATACTCATATTGCAGTTGTGGCAGAGAACATTGTAGCCAATGGGATAATTGTTTTTTCTCAGCCAGGGATAAAGAGATCCTTGCCCAATCGTTCCCCGGTGGGCGGTTCCACCGCCATTTATATGATTGATTGCCAGAAATTCTATTCGGGTTTCTTTACAACAAGAGCAAGTTGGTGGGTTACCTCCATAATGTACAAGGACTATTTTCCTAAGTTTGTGATACAATTCTCGCTTATATATCTTCCGTTTAGCGTCTGTTTTTCTACGAGATTCCTGACCCTTTTCTGATTTATAGTATTTTTTATTTGCCCTACCGTGCACCTCTTTTCCCCGTAACGTTTTCCAATAATCTTGTTTCATTAGTCCATCGTCCACGTCATCATCCTTTCATCTTGGTAAATGCCGGGAGGGGACGCTGCCGGAGAGGACTTTGTCGCGCCGCTCCTTGTTTTGCACCATATCGTGCATGGACAGCTGGGCCATTGGATTCGTGGTCAAAAGGGGATATCTTCGTCGCCGGGCCCCGTCGTCGGTGGGATGTCGGCAACGGCGGTGATGTTGGTGAGTCTGGGATAGGACTTCGTCGGATCCGTCTTGTCGGGTTCGTGGATCACGTCTGCCTCGAATCGACTGCCGGCCATCACGAGATCGCGCCCATGCTCAACCCCCAGCGCCTTGCACAGATCGGCATAGCGCTCTTCCCATGCGACGATGGCATCGACAATAGGGTATTCCCCGTGATCGTTGAGGCCGATGGCGTAAACGACGATTTTGCGTCCCGACTTCGCGTTTCCGTCCTTGTCCTTATAGGGAAAGGACTTGAGTTCCGGCTCCCGATTCATCCGGAACGAATAGTGCCCCTCGGGGATTTTGACTCTACCTTCAAACTCAGGCCACTGCATCACTTGCCTCCTTTTTTGGTTTTCTTTATTTCATCTACGGGCACAGTATCGACCTTGCCCTTGAACGCGATGATCGCATCTAAGCCATTCTGAAGTTCCTCATTCGTCCGGCGGGTGCAAATCTCCGTCCATGAGTGCGTCTGGAAAATCTGCTTCATGAGTTTTAACCGTGCTGTCTTGTCGGTCTCGTTCTGGCCGGGATAGATGAGCTTGATCTCGTTTCCGATCTTTTCGATGAGGATTTCGCGGGTCTCCATCTTCCGTGCGCCGACATCGTTCCGCTCGAACATGGCCGTGGAATCGCGCCCGGGTTCCAGCGCCTTGTGCTCACCGCCCAGATTCAGGAGCGAGATATGCGGAAGGAACGTCTCGAAGCCGGGGTCATCGAAGTGCTGACCGTTAATGACATCGAACCGATCTTTCCGGACATGCGCTCGATGGATGAGTTTCCCGCCGACATGGGGCGAAGCCTGGACGAGTTCCAGCTCAACCAGCAATGAGGGTTCGTAAGCCAGCTCCGTTTCCGTCCGCATTTTCGTCCCAACCTTGCGGAGTTCTTTGGCCCCATCCTCATCTTCGACCTCATCCCATTTGTCGGCAGATCGACCGCAGATGATGATGTGAATTTTGCTATTGACGTATCGCGTGGTGAACTCGCGCCAGGTAGTTTTGAGTGGTATCCAATGTTTCAGGGATAGCCGCTTAAGCTCTAACTTCTTCATGTAACTCTCGATGAGTTCATTCCAGACATGCGTGATGCTGTCGATAATCATCACCGAGGCGGTCTTTTCAGCCTCATCGACGGCTACGAGCAGGTCTGCGAATGCGCGGGTCTTAGCCGTGTGGAGTTCGATCCCGGCGTCCTTGAATTGCCGGATCAGAAAGTCCGATCCGGTCTCGGTGTCGAAATACATGACGGGCTTTTTGGCCTTGATGTATTTCACCAGTCCGATGGCGATCCGTGAGGAAGTGAAGGACTTCCCCGATCCGGCTTCTCCATAGAATCCAGCCTTGAGATACGCCATCTCATTCTGTGCCTTTTGAAAGACACTCATGTTATTCTCCTGTCATTCGGATTTAACCGCCCCGGACGGTGCGTTGTCCTGGGGTTCGGTATTCCGAATGCGAAGTTCTCTTGCTTCCTCGAAAAGCGCGTCCTCATCCAGAATGGGATCCTTTCGCGTCATCAACTGGATGGCCTCCTCGTCCAGAGCGAGGTAATCATCGACTTCCTTCCGTGCCGCCGGGGACAGGTAGTCGTAAAGGGCCTGTTCGATATGTGTCATGCGTGTCTCCTTTCATCCTGCGCCTCAAGGGGCCCCGCGGCCCCCGTCAGCGCGTCTCCAGACTGTTCCTTTCGGATGACATGTTTGGGGCTATCGACCACCTCCTTCCCCTTGACCCCCGTAGTTTGACCCGCCCCAGTGGACTTTCTTCGCCACGTTGCGGGTTTCTTGATTGCGTTCTGGGAAAAACAGGCATCTAGACCAAGATCGGCAAGTTCTTTCGCTATATCCGGATGCCTGATCAGTGCTTGTTTAGCACTCTTGGCCGTAGACGCTGCAGAATACCCTGTCCGATATGGCCAAAGTGGGCAGTCGGTCAAGTGGCAGAGAATGACTTCGGGGTAGGTTCCCCCAGCACATTCCCGGCAGTATGCTTTGATTGCTGTTCGCTTGCTCACGTCGTTCCTCCCGTCATTCGTGCCTCTAGTTCGGCTATCTCAATTTTTGCCTTTTGAGCCGCTTCCTTTATCGCTTCCTTCTCCATTGAACTTAACGCCCCGTCGCTTAGGGCCAGTTCAACCAGCATGGTCAGTGCAGAGGCCGCGTGATGCACATCCAGTTCAAATGACCGGATAGATTTCCCTGGATGCATTTTCCGTAAGAACTTCACCTTCGGAATAACCTCATGCCCGGCGGCTTCGGCCACGATGCGGAGCGGCCCATCGAAGCCATGCCGCGCCAGGATGACCACGAGGTCCGCCAGGACACCCTGGTTCCTGTTCATCTGGTTCCAGACCTTGTGGTAGTTCTCGCCGATGTCCCGCGCCATGTCCCGGAGTCCGCCGTTCTCTGCGGCTTCGCGCTTGAGGATCGTGCGAATTTTCCCAGAAACGTTTGCTTGATAAGGAAGGGCGCACGAGTTCATGATGTTCACGGATGCTGAGAATGAGAATCACCGAAAGACCTGGAGCGCCGGAAAGCCTCGATCTTGTCCGGGTCGAAACGCTTGCCGCAGGGATACGTTTCGTAAGGCAGGATACCGTTTTTGCACCAATGATTGATTGTTTGGACCGAGACGCGGAACAGTTCGGCCACCTCCTTGCGCGTGAGCAGGCGGGTCATTGGGCTCCTCGGTATATTTCGTCTAATCCCATTCCCGTAATCTTCTTGGCCCTGATTGCGGTATTGAGACCGAAACGACGTTTTCCGTGCAGGCAAAGGGAAAGCATGGCCTCGGATATATGTAACTGCTTGGCAAAAGTAGCCTGCGTCATCCCCCGTTCCCTTATAAACTTAGCCATACTTAACATGATGTTAATAATATAATGTATAATTAACGCCTTGTCAAGTGTTATTTTATATTATTTACGACTCGTTATGTTATTGTTTATAAAACATTTAGCCTTGACAGGCGGTAAATAAGGGTAAATAATGGTTCAATGATGATTGATGCAGAAGAAGAATTCCAAAGACAAACACCCATCACCGCTCGCCTGCGAACATTGATGAGGGATCATAAGGTCAAGGGAATTTCGATTGCTAGTGCCCTCGGCTATACCGGATCTTGGTTTAGTTTGGTCATGAAAAACAAACGCAGTCTGTCGGTTGGGGAGCTATCCAAAATAGCAGAGTTATTGGGGGTTCAAATGGGCGACTTGTGCCCGAAGGCAGATGAAATCAAGCCCCCTAAAACAATCGATGAAATCGTCGATCAAAAAATTCGGGAGCGCTTGGACGAACTCAAAAAATAAATCTTAGGGGGTGAATCATGGAAAAGCGAATTATCTGTGGGGTGTTGCTCTGTCTCGTTATGCTTCTCTTTTCAATCTCTTGTAATAGCCCAACGGCCCCAAGCGCTCCATACGTTCCGCCTAAAAAAGCAAACATTGTTTTAGATGGTAACCTAATCAAGACGATGACCGATTACGGCTGTCCGCAGTTCGAGGGTTACGTGAAAAACATCGGAGATAACACCGGCTATAATTGCATGGTAGAAATTGCCTGCTTTTCCGATGCGAACAAAACGACGATTATTGATACTGCAGTAGGCTTTCCCGCCGACCTTGGAGATATCGCTCCAGGAATAAGAGCTTATTTTGAGGCGGTCGCTTTCGATTGTACGTCGCATGATCAAATTAAAGGGACGACCGTAAAAATAACTTGGCTTGATAGATAGGGAGGTTGAATATCATGTCCATCATGGCGATGTTCCAGGGGTTTAAGTGCCCGGAGTGCGGGCAGATGATCATGGCCTCGGAGATCAAGGGAATTAACGACCCCGCGCTGGCCGTGACGACGTGCCAATGGTGCGGCGCGGAGGTCCAGGTCACAACCGATCCCGCGTCCGGGGAGATGCGGGCGGAGAAGAAAAAGCCGTCGTGATTAAAAAGCGCGGGTCTTTTTACTGGCTTGATGTTTGGGTAGGCAAGTGCCGTGTCCGCCGCTCACTCGGAACGTCCGAGCACTCCCTGGCCATCGCCCGAGCCAATGAGATCACCCGAGAACTCCGGGAGCGAGCGAAACATCCTACAACAGGACTCCGCGACTTCGCTGCCCGCTATCTCGAATGGGCGCGAGAGACAAAATCTGCCTCCTGGCCAGCCGAAAAACTCCGGCTCGAAAGGATGCTCGGGTTATTCGACGAACTCAAGGTCACTCGTCTTGAGAACGTGACGCCTTACCATATCGAGCAGATACGCTCCCGGCTCAAGTCCAGGGTGATCGTCAAGGGCAACGTATCCCGCGAAGTGGACCGCTCGAAAGCCACGACCAACCGATACCTTCAAGTTCTTCGGGGGATGTTCTACCGGGCCATCGACTGGGAAGTTATCCCCGGCCCGAATCCGCTCCGTAAAGTGAAGTTCGCCCGCGAGGGCGCAAAGATCAGGCCGCTCACGGAAGATGAGATCGGGAAGATTCTCGAAGCGGCACGGGCGATTTCCGCGAAGCCCGAGAGTCCTGTCCAACGCGTCATTTATGACCTACTCATGCTTATCCTGAACACGGGCCTCCGGCGGTCAGAAGCACTGGGCCTTCAATGGGATGACGTGCGCGGAGCTGAGGTCCGCGTCATCGGCAAGGGTTCAAAACTCCGGGCGATCCCGCTCAATGCCGCCGCGCTTGAAGTCCTGCGCCGACAGCCGCGAGCCGGGCCTTACGTATTCAACGTGCCTAACCGGACATCGGGCGGACTCATGCGCCGGACGATGGAGGCTATAGAAAAACGGACAGGTGTCCATGCCGGGCTCCATCTTTTCCGGCACGCCTTTGCAACGCACCTACTCGCCGCCGGGGTCGATATCATCACTATTTCGGAGATACTCGGACACAGCAGAATGTCGGTTTCGCTCCTCTATGCACACAGCGACCCCGAGCGAAAGCGGAGGGCTGTGGACACTTTGCCGGACACATGACACGTGGATTTTTAGACACGGCCGGACGTGGATTGAACATAAATTATTGACGTTTCAAGGGATATAAATTAGCCCTGGGGGGACTCGAACCCCCGACACATGGATTAGGAATCCCTGGGGCAAATAGGCAGAGAACCCCCGTTCTCGGGAGAAATCAGGGGAAATCGAGGAAATGGAGGGAAAGGTTGGAAAGACAAAAAAGGCGGGAATGTGGACACGTGTCCAGGCGGGAGCGGTTTTCTGGCTTTGGGTACGTGCCGTGATTGGGCATATTTTCAGACACAAACAAAAAGCCCGCCCCCTTTCGAGGACGGGCCATTATGGTGAATAGATTAGCCGGGGTTCAATTCGCGTGCATTATTTGCACCGCTTCTTGCCGCCGAATAGGCAGGCGAGCCATTTCAATATATTCGGAAGCCAATAACTGCACTTACAGTCTTGTCCTGGCGTTGGTTCAGGGCCGGGTCCAGGAGTAGGTCCGGGTCCAGGTGTCGGTGGCGTGTACGGATATTTACCCCAATTTTTCGGGTATGCCCCAAATTTTGACCTATATGCCCCACTTATTGACCTGAATGTCTCGACATGACAGTCAAGGTTCCTTCCGTGCGGGATATGCTCGAAGTGGCTGTTCGGATGCCGACCGAGCGTGTATGTCACCATCTTGCCCCACGTTGCGGCTGATGGCCGATAGCGTTTCCGATCATCCACATCGCATTTGCTGTCGCCATTGTAAACAGCATCGTCCGATACAAGAGCTACGCAAGCTGGCTTGAAGACATCCAGCGCCGCAGTCAGGGTAGGACCATAGGGCTGTTGAGCATCCGGTGGGTCGCACGGCCCCCCGCAAGTGTGAATGGGACGAATGGCGGCCATATATCCCGGCAAGCGCGCATTGATAAAAGCATCCAGGACGTCGCTCTGATATGTATTGGCAAGACTGAAGTCCGCCCCCACGACCAGCCGCTTGAAGTCGAATCTCTTGGCCTTAATGAAGGGACAGATGACCCGCGCTACAAAATCGGGGAATCCGGAATAGACCATCTCGTTGCCGAGCGACCAAACCACATCGAAGTTTTTGAATTCCGCGAGACACTTTTCAATCCACGACTTCGTGTATTTATCGGCGGCTTTTTCCTCGGGCCGCAAGACGCCCTGTACGTTCGAGACCCAGGGAGACCACTTCTTGTAGGTTCCATGAAACTGGCAATTCTCGAACAATTCCCACATCACGGACATATTGACGCCATTCGCCAACTCGAATACTTTCCGCATGATGGGGAAGTAGTAATGGTTGAATGCGCTCAAGTCCCACTTGTCCCGTGAAGTATCGAGGACGTAGGGTTGGAAGACTTCTTTCTTGGCCTTATAATTAGCCCAGACGTCTGCCGGAAAGATGCGGACGAAATTTGCACCAGCATTTGAGATGGCGTGGAATTCTTTGTCCAGCGTCGCCTCGTCCAGTTTGAAGCTTGTCCCATCGAACGAGCCGAAGTTCACCGGAGACATCGGCACGAAACGGCCCCAACCTATTCCAACCTTATCATTCTGGAACATCGGTTATCTCCTAATTAAAGTGCCAGCCGCCGTCAAAAAACCGCCACTTGGCTAAATATCCCCCGGCGTAGAAGGCTGTGAAAAACCCGATGAATCGTTTATCCGTATGCCAGCCGCAAATGAGGTCAAGTAGAAGTCCAACGGCGAAATAGAAAAGCCAGAGCAAAATAAAATTCAGCCAGCCGGGAAACCCTTTTATCACTCCGCCCTCCTGTCCGTAAGGAATGGGAACCCAGTCCCCCTCGCGCTCTCTCGCGGAATGAATTCCGGCTTGCTCACGATCTCGACGACGTGCCGCTCCTCTGCTGGGACGGAAGGTACAATCAAATAAAACATTGGTGTTCGAACTACTGCCACGCCATTATAAACGTCCCAGGACATCGGCATTGAAAGAAGTCCCTGGAGGATGTTAGCCAGGTTCGGGTCCGTCGCTTTGGCCAACTCCATCCGTTCAGCCGCGACCGCGACCGTCTCACGGCAATCGAAGGCGCAAGGAAGATGGAACCCGACCCGGATCCCGGCATATCGGAGAATGGGATTCGCGAAGGGGTGGCCCTGGACCCGGACGTGTCGCTCTCCGACGACCTCATGCTTGGTATTCATGGCCGCCTGCCAAATCGGGTCATAATATCCCTTTGCCCAGACGCCGCTGAAAAACGTCCGGCAGCATTTCGGGAACCCGAGGAGCTCGCCCTGCGCGTCGTTGTCCCCGCTCGCATTGGCCGCCTTGAACCGGAGTGCGTCCTTGAGCGTCCGGGCGACGATGACGCAGATGGAGGCCCGCTCGCCCGGCTGGGGCGTTTCGTGCCGGTGAGCGAATCCCGTGAAGGACCGGACACGCAGGATCGGCAGGCTGATAAGGTCCATCTCCGCCCATGCCGCCGCCAAGCGCGGAAACTCATCTTCGGCAATCGTCTGCCACGCGCAGGGGCGATGCCCGCGGGCAACGCTCGAAACCTCAAGCTCCGAAACCATCGCCGAGACTTTGGGTAGAACGGGAGCCCAGACCTTTCGCGCCTCCTCGCTAACCCATGTCGTTCTACACGAAGGTGGGAGGTCCAGACCCGGAATGAGTTTCATGTTAGCCGTTTTGGTGATCCCCGTGAGGTTTGTCCCCATGTTCGTCGCCGTGGCTGTCTCCATGTCCTGACGCGCCGCCGGCCAGCGTGGAGGCCCATCGCTTGGCCCGCTCCGCTGGGTCTTTGAGCGCTATCCCCGGCATGAGGCCCTTGAGCCGGGCCCTGACGTGCTGGAAGAGCGTTTTATAGGCTCCACAGAACCGGGTCCGGTTCCGCCAATCGTTGCCGATTCCCGAGCCGGGACAACCGCCTCCACAGAGGCCCCAGAACTCACAACCTTGACAACCGCCCTGCTCCTGGGGAATGGCCGGAAGTGCCTGGACTCTTTCCGCGCCGCCCACATCGGCGGCCAGGGCCTGAATCCCGTCCAGCGCCGCGCCGCCCTTGAGGCAAACGCCGATTGACCCGTCAGCGGTTATGGCCGTCTCCGCGCCCGTCTTCCAGATATCGCAGGCATTGAAAACGCAAGTCGCGTCACCGCCCTCCGTCCACATCTTCACGATGTCCCGATAGGGGTTCCATTGTCGCCCCGCGTCCTCAAAACACAAGTCCGCAAGCCGGATGAACGCCCGGCCCAGTTCGTCGCGGGTCAATTCCTCGTCGCGGAACTCGTCCTCGAATACGATAACCTCATTTGTGCGAAGAGATCGGATGCCCATTTTCTCAAGCCGGATAAGAAACCGCATCAGTGCGGAAAGCCGTTCTGGTGCCGCGTTGTATCGCCTCAGCACAATGATGGCCGAAACATCAAGGCCCGCCGCCTTCGCCCGCGCCATGTTTCTGAGTGTCAGGTCCGTTAATTCCTGGATGCGGCTGTCTGGAATATCGCCGTCATTCCACCGGCCCCGATTGAGCGCGGCCGTGTCGCCATCGATAGAGACTCCGACCGATGTCTTGAACTCCCGGAACATCTCAAGATGCGCATCCGTTAAGAGAATCCCGTTCGTCTGGATACCCGTCCGTCCGTAAAGGTCGAACGAAAGCTGCAGAATTTTTCGTAAATCGGCGGACCGAATAATCAGCGGCTCCCCGCCGTGGACGCATGGGGCCGAACGCTTCTTCCGGTCCTCCGGTTTCTCGTGGTCGGCCTCACGCCGAAGCGTTGCCAGCATCGCCTCAAGGTTGTAATCCGCCCTGCCTTGGGTCTTTCGAATTCGCCGTTCATAGCAGGACCGACAGCCGCCTTGACAATCCATTATTTTAACGTGAAGACCCATCGGTCAATACTCCGAGTCCCCGTGCAGGACGTCCCCGTGCATGTCCTCGTGAGCGACATCCTCGTAAGCGATGTCCCCGTGCGCGACGTCCGCGTGAGCCCCGTCGCTGTGGGTGTCTGAGTGTGCCGTGTCGGAGTGCGTGTCCGTGTGGGGAACGTCCGTGTGGGAGTCCCCGTGGGTGTCGGTGTGGGCGTCCCCGTGTCCGGGTGTATCGTCGTGATCCGCATAGTGGTCCACGTGCGTGTCCACATGAGCATGATCGTGATAGCTGACGTTGCCGTGCGTGTCCACGTACGCGACATTCGCATGGCTGTCTGCATGCCCCGAATCGTCATGCGCGACATCCGTGTGCGGAATGCTCGTTCCTGTATCCGTATGCGTATCGACGTGAGTGACGTCGGAGTGGATGGCCCCGGTAGTTTGGATGTCGAGCACCGCCTCCACATCAACGGTCGCCGGACCGGCGTTTTTGACAAGCGTCAGCGCTCGGTAAACCTCGGCAGCCAGGACGGTCTGGTTGACGCCCTCGCCGTCCCGAATCACTTTCGAGATGACAATTTTCTCCGCAGGCCGATGACCCAAGAGCAGGGCTGGGACGCTCCCGGCAACGCGCTTCTCCGGGCTTCGTATGAGTCTGAGAAAAAACGCAGCAAGAATCGCCGCGTCCGAGGCGGAAGTCAGGAGCGTTTCTATTTCAAGGATTTCCGCCTGATCGTATCGCAAGCCGATATTCGGGTCCGTCGCGGAGATCGCCAACCAGTTCCCCGTCCCCGGGTCCTGCCCGTATTTCACGACGACGGTTTTCCGAACAGGGGCCGTGTCATAACTCAAGGTAAACGAGGCCATGTCGAGCTGATTGATCCGGGTCTCTGCGCCCGTCACCCCGACGGCATAGCGGAATGCGCCGAAGGTTCCGTTTAAAAGTGGGATCAAGTGGAAAACGTTCGAGTTCTGAAGCATCCGAATAAAGTCGGTGACGGCGGTTTGCTCGGTCAAATAGGCGGCCAGCGCCTGGGTCCGGAACGTCCGAAGGTCTAGAAAGGAGCGCAGGTTAATCATCGACTTCGGGACGGGCGACGAGTTCAGCACCGTGAGCACGTGGAAAAGAATGTCCGCGCCGAGGGCACTATAGGTCCCACCCTCAATACTGCATTTCGCGCCCTTCGCCTTGCAGGTGATAACGGAATCTCCCGGATCAGCGACCAACGTGAATTCTCCGAGGGCCAAATTGACGGTGTAGTCCGTCGTCAGGGTGAGCGTGATCCCGGCCTTATAGACCGCGGGGATGGCCTCCATCGCCTCGTAGCCCATGATCTTGTATTTGAAGAGCACGGTATCGATGCAGACCGGCGTCAAGTTATCCAATTCCCCGAAGAGGATGGGAATAGCCATGCCGACAGCGTTCGGGTCCATGTCCGGATAGGTCGTCAGGTCATAAATGGCCGTCGGGATCGACCCGAAAAGCCCGTCCCGCGCATCGGTGAGTTGGAACGTGACGGCCTCATCTGTGACTGATGGCCGTGTCGTCCGGCCCCAAAATATCGTCCCGAGCTCGGCGTAGGTCGAATCGATGGACCCGATCTTCAACCAGAATTCCTTGAGGTGCCAGATGTAAGCGTCGAGCGCCGTATACCACCCACCGTCGTTCCCGTATTTAAGTTCGCCCGCGGAGAGTGCCACGTCCCCGACGTAAAAATCCCCGACCGACTGCTGGACCGACGGTGCGCCACCCTGTGGAATGATGGCCCGGTAAGGCATCGGCTCCAGAAGCCGAAGGACCGAAGCGTCGTCAAGGTAGATGCTGTACGTCGCGCCATAATCCGACGTCCCGCGACCGATGGACAATTTATAAACCGAATAGGATGAACTGGCCGTGAAATCGCAAGAGGCCTCGGTCCATCCCGCATTCCCGACGCCCGCGACGACGTTATCGTGCACGGCCCCCCATGCTCCGGTCGTGGAGTTAAGCCACACGTTGCCGCCGATATCCGAGAGCCGCCAGTGAACCCTTATCCCGGGCGAGTCAACGGTGCTCTGGGCGTAGAATCGCACGCGCCCCTTGCAGCCCGGTCGCAACCTGATGTTGGCTATCGGAGAAACCGAGATATCATCCCCGGCTGCGTTCACCGTCATTTTGAGCGCATAGGCTCCGCCATGAACGGGGAGAATAATCCTGCTGATTGACCCCTCCGCCGGAGGCGGAGTTACTTCGGGGACTTCCAGTTGAAGCCAACATGTATTAGAACCGAAGGTAGACGTGAGCCTGACACGAAGATCGGTATAATCCGTAATATGGGCAGCCTCGACCTCGGTGAGCGTGAACGATACCGTTGTCCAACCGATACTTCCCACTAGAATCTCAGAATGAATAATAGTTGTCCCCTGAAGTAATTCATATGTGGTTTGATAATCCAAATATACGCGTGATCGTAGGATGTGCCCGGTGTGAATACCGGGATCATCTAGACTTCCGAACTTGACCGTGCAGGTTTTATTCCCACTATAAACATCTATCCAATCGGTCGCACTAGGAACGGCCTCATCTATCTGTTGATAGAGCGGTTGTGCGGGTGTGGGCCAAGTCGCCCAACCACCGCTGTTTTCAATATCGGAAATAGGATAAGCGTATTGAGTCATGCTCTAAGTCTCCGTCCACTGTGCAGGGACCGTCTCGCTCGTCCAATCCTCAAACCCTCCGTCCAGAAGCATCTCGATCTCCGGCTCGAAAACCGGGTCCCGCCCGTCCGCATCCACGCGGTCCGCGAACCCGATGAGGAAATAAGCCAGGATGCAAAAGTCATAAACCCCGGCCGTCTGGTGGCTCGGGATATCCCCGTTCAAGGTGTGAAGGTAAAGACGCCGGTTCACCAGGTCCATGAAAAAAGTAGACGCCGCGGCATCGCACTCCGCGACCGTGAATACCTCGTCGTAGGCGGCCCCGTTTTCGCTGACCTCGATGATCTCGCCGTCAGTCATGGGCGTATAGTAGGAACCATTCTCTTCACTTACATATATGACCGCCGTCGTAATCGTATTCGGGTTAAACCCTGAATCTATGCTCGCCCACGCCCTAACACTCCCCCCGTATGCCGAGACGATATGGACGCCGGTGGCGGGAGGGTCGGTTACTTTCTTCAAACTTGCATTATCGACCGTTCCAGTAAAGTTGGCTCCGGTGATCACATAATTCCCCCCCCCCCCTATTGCGGTTCTATAAGCAACATATGTGGCCGGGGTTGAATTATATCCAAAATATGTAGCATCAAACCCCCAGTTTACACCATCTCCTGCGAAGGTAGCCAAATCATATTGACACTTAAAAAGACCTTGTTGAGCCGTGTCAATATATTGATATATGGCTCCATTTGTTGCCGAACCAACTCCTACGCCTCCCGCAACTGTCCATCCGGCCTGTCTCGACCAAGCGGTCCCGTCAGGTTCAGCAGAAGCAAAATCGGCATTAATAATTGGATTACCCCCTAGCGTTTCCCCCGCGCCCACCGCGCCGATGTACCCCCTTGCCGTCTTGCCCGCCCCGTCGGTGAGGAGAATCGAATAAGGTGTTGAGCCGATATCCGTACCCGCATAAGCAGATAGGTCTAATGAACACCAGAAGAAGGCGTTGGCCGCCGTAAAGTCGCCGCGATTAAACGTACTGCCAGTATTGGTCCAGAGAGTCGCTCCCGTCACCCCCCACTCCCGGCTCTCAAGCTCGATGGCCGGCTTGTGCTCGCCGATGACGAGCCGCTTGGCTTCGGGAAGCAGTAGCAAATCTGCGAAGCTTATTTTCCCACGGATAACGACACTCAAGACCGGCGAGTCGGAGACCTGGACCTGCACCCCTTCGGCGGGGGTGAGGTGGTGTTCTTGCGTTAAGGCCGGAGAATCCGAGGCTTGCGCCTGATAACCTTCTGCCGGGACGAGATCAGTGGCGACAACATCGGGGACTTCGAGTCGAACCCAGGAAACTTGCTCATATTCATCCGCATACGTGGCGATAGCCGTGACCCGAACCCGGAGAGCCGCGTAGTTCGTGATGTTCGCGGCCTCACCTTCGCTCAACGTAAAACTATACTCTGCGAATGAGGTCGTGAGATTTGTACTTCCCGAGTCGTGGATGACGGTCGAGGTCTGGAGAAGTTCAAACTTAAATGCGCGTGCGATGTTGCACTTCGCCCGAATTCTTAGCGTGTGTCCTGTGTGCACGCCCGGGTCACTTGGCGCCCCAAGCCCGACCGTGAAAGCAAGATTCACCGCATTTTGCGGAGCCTGAACATAGTCTGCATCACTATAAGGCTCCTCATCAACTTTCGACCAGAGAGGTTCTGTGGTCCAGACTCCTGGATTAGAAACATCTGAAGTCGGATAAGCGTATTGAGTCACGGCGATTTATACCTCTTCGGCCAGGCTGAGTATTAGCGTCCAGGTCGTAAGATAAAGATGTTCCCATTCCCAGGCCGTCGCGACGACGTAGAGGGTCGCGTTGGGGACGTCCGGGTCCTCGCAGAACCAGAACGGGAGCGACCAGCCGACCGCCCGCCGTATCGTTTCAAAGGATGCCTTCTCGTCGGTCCTGAACGCATATTGCCAGACACCCGACTGGTCCTGGATGACTACTGTCCGCTGGCCTCCGGCGCTCATGGTGATAACACTCAAATCTGCCGGTGTCGCCGTCCCCCCGATTTTGTAATTGACGGCGGGTTCGAAATATAATCCCAGGAACATCGGTCCGGCCTCGACGTAGAGGTCCGTGTTGGCAGCATCCGAAATCACGAGCCGCCAATATTGGTATGTTTGCGTCTCAAAGAACGCACCCATCGTCGTGTTGTCCACGGGGCTCAAGACCGCCTCGAAATCGGGAGCGGCCCAATGCCCCGCCTCGTCCTCGTGGGTAGCCTGGATCGTGACTACCGCCGCCGCAGAGAAATTATTCCCGCGAATGGAGAACGCCGTCGCCGGAATGTTTACGGCCCCGAGGTCTGCAACGATGGTCTGGTCCGTAACAACGGTTGTCGACCTCCACCTTCGGCCCGGAGCCCGCTTCTGCGTATTCGTCGCGGGGAAGTTCAGCTCGGCCGTCGAGGCCGTCAGGATGGTCGTCGCCGCCTTCCATTTGTTATCGTATGCAAATCGACATTTTGCCATGTTAGTATGCCCTTATCGCGCGTGGATGTATCTGCATGAGTTCGGCCTTGCTCAGTTCCCGGATCGTCTTGGTGATGAATGTCTTCATCTCTTTTCCGTCGATGTAGATGTGATTGTGGAGGGTGATCGGCTGGCCGGGCCCCACGCCCTTTCCGCGCTTGCCCATGATTGCCTCGCGGAGCTGGCGCGGCGAACTCACGATCTCCGCCTCCCCGCCTTCGGCAACCTCGTATTCCTGGCCGGTGGTCTGCGACATCAGCAGGGCTTTCTGCTTGAAGATAGCGCCTTTCGCCGCCCCGATGGGTTGGGACTTGATGAGGGCGATCTGGATTGCCCCGGCCGCCGCAGTAATCGCGGCCAATGCGATATTGAATGGCGGAGGGAGTGCGGAAAGGGCTTTCGTGACGCCTTCCGCGACATTGATGATGGCCATCGCAATGGCGGTAATCTTCGCCGCTTGTGCAGCCTTGACTTCGGCTTGCCGCCGCTTCATGTTATACTCAGCATCCAGGGCCGTGATCGCCGCCTCTTTTTCCTCCTCGTTCATCACGCTGTTATTTATAAGGTCAAGACGGGCTTGGTATTCCTCGTCCAATATGGCGAGTTTGTTCGTCGCGCTCTGCCGCATGGCGGCTTCGATGGCGGAGATGCCGACGGCCCAGCCCAATACCCATTTATCTACCCATTTCTGCGCAGCGGTTACCCAGGCGGCCGTCTCGGAATCGTTTGCTTTCAGGTCTTTGGTAATTTCCTTCAGGAGTTTTATATATTCCTTGAGGGTGATGTTCCCGGTTTTATATGCCGTCGTCGCCGCTTTCTCTCTGGCGATAGCCGTGAGCATGGCTGCGTTCATTGGCCTGACATGATTGATGACATCTTGGATAGACGCGGCAAATGCGGCGGTTGGCGCCTTTGCATCCTTCGCAGCTTTTGCGGCCATGTCGAGGTCTTTATGGATACTCTCAAGCCCCTTCGCATAAGCCTTATCGGTGATGACCCCGGCCTTGAGTGCCGCATCAAGTTTCTTCTCGTCGTCGATGGCTTTTACCATCGCCGCGTGCATCGGGTTATACCGATTGATGATTTCCTGAGCGGCCTTCACAATCTCGCCCTGCGCCTTTGCCGATTTGCCTGCCTCAAGCCCGACGTCCTTCATGGCTTTGGCGTTCGCGGCCATCGCCTTGTCATACGCATCGGCGCTCATGGCCCCGGCCTTCCAGGCCTTCGTCAAGGTGTCCTGTTCCGCCTTGAGCTTCATCATCGCGCCGAGGAGCGGGTTGTATTTGGCCACGACAGCAGCGGCGGCGTCCCCTAGCTTTTTATATGCGTCCGCCGCTTCTTTCGCCGCCTTGATCTCCGCCGCCGTTAATTCGCGGACCTTATTCCCCACTTCATTGATCTTCGTGGGAGCGCCCGTGAACATTCCAACGAGCGCGGCAAAGTCAATGCCGAAAATCTTCGTCAGCGGAGCCGCTTTCGCAAAGGTCTTCCCCACCGTATCGATGGCGATTCCCAGTCCGGCATTGACCTTCGCGGCGTGATCTGCTTTCGCGGATTCTAATTCGAGCGAAAGGGTGAGTAATTTTAAGGCGTCCGAAAAGCTTCGGATGACCGGGAATCTCTCAAGCTGGCCCAGAAACCTCGTGAACGCACCGGACGCCACAAAATTCGACATAGCCTTATTGAGGGCCACGATAGCCGTGCCGAGCCCTTCGGTTTCGAGGATGGCCTTCCCGCCAGCCTCCTTGAGCTCGTCCCAGTTATTGGCCAGCTGTTTCATCGCTCCGCCGAAGGTCTCTGTCTCCTTCGTCGAGCGCTGATAGAGTTTTTCCAGCTGGTCGAGTAGCGCTGTCTGCTTCTGCTCCCCCGTCAAGTTTTCGGAAACTCTAATTCCGACCCGACCGAGCGCCCCATAGTTCCCCTCCATCGCTTTCGTGACCATCATGGTCGCAGAATGGAGGTCTATCCCCATCGTCGATGCCAGGCCCATCGCGCCCTTCGTCGCCCGGTCAAGTCCCTTCTGGTCCAAGCTCGTGAGTTGGAGGAGGAGCGTCTGGCTGGCCATGACCTGTTCGTCCGTGTAGGTCGTGACCTTCAACTGCTCGGCGGCAAATTTCTTATAGTGCTGGATGTTCCCTTCGACGGTCCGGCCCGTGATCTCCAGGGCCGCCTTCAAGTTATTCTCGGCTTGTTCTGCTTCTATGGCGTTTGTGATGGAACTTGCAATGATGTCTTTGAGCGCACCCATCCCCTTCTGGAGCGCAGAGGCTACCAATGTCCCGGCTGTGAATTGTGCGAAGAGGCTACCGAAAGGCCCGCTTGAGCCTCCGGCTTTAGCCGTCGTCCCAGCCGCTTGGTTGATGGCGCCGTCAAGGTCCTTGATAGACTTCAAGGCCCCGGAAGCGTCCATCGTTACGATGTATTGAATATCAGCCATCAGCTTGCTCCCGTTTATTTCTCCGCTCCGCCGCGACAGTCTGGAACATGAGATGGATGGAGTTCAGCGCCGCAAGCGCCATCTTCCGGGCCGGACCCCGCAACCCCATCCTCCGAAATTCGTCCGCCACGATCCCAACCTCCAGCGTAAAATGATTCACGACTTCGCAATACCAGTTCCAGATCCCGACCTCGAAAGCACTCAATCCTGCCGCCATCGCGTCAAGTCGGCAGTTCACACACTCCGCCGTCGTTTCGCCTATCTCGTGTCGGTGATCCTCCGGCTTGAGGACCGATTCCCACCACTCGGTATAGAACGCGAGATAGGCGTTTAATTTTTTAGGAAGTGTCCCGAGTCCCCGGCGAACTCTGCCAGCGCCCGGACGAGGACCGAAGCTACCGGATCAATCGGCAAGGGTTCGCCCTCGACGACCACTTCCGACTGCTTAACTTTCAGGCCGAATAAAAGCGGCAGGTACTTTTCCTTATTCTCCCGCGTGCATGGGAGCGGCTTGCCGTCCTCGGTCAAGTCCCATCCGTGAATCGCATCGGCAACGGCCCGCCGGATGACGTCCGAAATCCTGGGCAAGTCGTTACCCATCCTGGACTCGTTGACATAATCCTGCACTGCGTCGAGCGCGATGAACCCGACCTTGAACGTGATCGAGATCGGCTCGCCTGTCGTCTCCAGCGCGTAGGTGACTTCTGCTTCAGGTTGAAGTTTCTTGATATCCATGTGTCTCCTTATTAAGCGAGATAATTTACCGTCATCGTGTTCATCACCTGGCAGACGACCGGGACCTGGACCCCCGTCATCCCGATCGGCGCACTGTCGGGCACAAGTCCACGTAGGACGATCTTGGCCGGGATAATCTTCGAGTCGGCATACTCGACATCCTCGATAATGAGGCGCGGCAGTTGGAACTTCAGGTAAAAACTATAGGGTGTCTCGATGAGCGGGCCGGTGATCTTGAGGTCCGCCTTCTTCTCCGTCCCTGCAATCCATGCGGCGAAGTATGCCGCGTTCGCGGTGTCCATCCTCGGGAAGTCCATCGTCAACTTGATCGACGGCTTATCGTTTTCTACCGGCTCGACGATGGTCTGGATGCCCGCCACGTGTTCACTGTCCATCTTGCGTTCGATTTCCAACGTGAAGGACTTTGGTCTCACAATATCCCCGTCCGCGAAATCATCCCCGGTCTGCGCGTTCATGTGAAAGACCGCCTGAGAGAATTTCGCGCGTGCGTGTGTGTTGCCGAGGACCGTCGTGGACGTGAAGGCCGCAGGGAGCGCGGAATCGTCTATGACCTTGATTCCACGCAAGTTAAAAGCCGCCTTGATGAGCCCCCCGCTCAATGAGAATGCGCCCTTGAGCACCTTGAATGACGGCACAGTGTGGATTTTCGCGCCCTTCTCCGTCGCGTATGTCCCGAAAATCCCGAACACCGTGTTCAGCAGGACGAAAGAGTGAAGATAAGCCGCTGTCGCCCCCTGGTGGGCTGGCACTCCCGCCGTCCCCATGAGCATGGCGAGGAGCAGGTTTTCGCGCCCGTCCCACCGGTAGTCAAAATCGAGTGGAAAGTCAGAGGGGTTAATAAGCCCGACGTCCAGGTTTCCTTCAAACGCCGAAGCCGCCTCGTCCTCGATCATCTGCACCGCCGCTTTCGGTGAGCCGGGATTTAGGGGTAGGAACCCCATCCCGGCTGCGTCGGTATCGACCGCCGTCCCCCAGATCGGTGCCTTTTTGACTGCCGCCTTGTTTAGCCTTTTCTCAATGTCTGCCATGTGCGTCTCCTTATGCGACCAGGCTTGCCGAGCGAAGGTTCGTCAGGAAAATGCCGATAGGGAGAAGGCCCGTCAACCCCGTCTGCGCTACGTCCGCCATCAGGCCGCGCAGGACAATCTTTGCCGGGATGATCTTACTGTCCGCGTATTCCACGTCCTCAATCACAAGGTGGGGAAGTTGGGCGTTGAGGGCATAAGGATGATCTCCCTCAATGACTGGACCCGTCACGACGATGTCGGCCTTCTTGTCGGTAGCCGCCGTCCATGCCGCAAAGTAAGCGGCGTTCGTCGCGTCCATGCGCGGGAAGTCCATCGTGAGCTTCACGCTCGGTTTGTCATTTTCGATAGGCTCGATGATTTGCTGGCTCCCGGATGTATGCTCCGCGTCCATCTTCCGCTCGATCTCCAGGCTGAATGTTTTCGGCTTGATGATGTGGCCGGAGCCCAGCGTCGTGCCCCCGCCCGCGAGCGTGTAGTCGTTCATCCTGAATACAGCCTGTTGGAACTTCGCGCGATGATGCGAATTAGTCGGGACAGTCGTCGAACCCAGCGTTGCCGTCTCGTCGGTGATGTTACTTCCCCTCACGTTGAAGGCCGCCTTGAGGAGTCCGCCGCTGGCCGAAAAGGTCGCCTTTAGAACCTTGAGCGTGGGGATGGTATGAACCATCGTCCCTTTCTCGACGGCATAGGACGCGAATAATCCGGCTACCGAATCCTTCAGCGTGATGGTGTGCAGATACGCTAGAGCATCCTGTACCACGGGGCTCGTGTCGACACCCATCAGGAGGCCCAGGAGGATGTTCTCCAGACCGTCCCATCGGTAGTCAAAATCGAGGGGGAAGTCCGAAGCCCCGAACGTGCCGACGTCAAGGTTCGCCTCGAAAGCTCCTGCGGCTTCGTCCTCGATCATCTGGACGCTTCGCTTCGGGGAGCCGGGATTCAATGGCAGGATGCCGTTGCCCGCGCCATTCAGCCCCGCGATGACCACGCCCCAGTCCGTCGCTTTTTTGATGGCCGCCTTGTTTAACCTTTTTTCAATGTCACCCATGTTGAATACCTCCTATCTCGATGCCCTTTTCTTTTCCGGCCGACATTCGGCTTTCGACTCCGATTCCGGCTTGACCTCAACGGCATAGCCGTCCCTGATCCATGACGAGACGACCTCCTCGGGGACGCCTAGTGCCGCCATGTCGATCACGGCCCCGACCTTGAACAGGCCGAACTCCGTGTGCTGATTACTGATTGCCCATTTCACTTTCATATCAGACCCCCATGACTCCCGCGATAGAGATTCGGACTTTCTGGTCAAAGAACCCGAAGCCCTCCAAGCTCAAATATCCGTCATCCGTTTCCGGACTCTCTTCAATTCTGATCTCGACAGCCAGCGCGCCCAGGCTCCCGGCAACCCCGCTCCGTGAGTCGGCGTCGATGGCTTTCCTGATGTCCGCGATGCACCGCTCCAGCCGCGTCACCGTGTCTACGCTGTCTTTGACGATTCCCTTGACCGAGACGTAGAAGTCCTCCGTATATTCGCTATCATCGCCAGCCGCCCCGCTGAGTTCCACCTTACCGCCGGAGGCCGTGAACACCATGTAGGTCGGGAACGCCTTGCACTCGCTCCAATGGATGAAGCGCTTGGCCACCTCGCCGGGTGTGTAAAAATAGGTATCGCCCGTCGTGATCCCCTGGAGGACCGCGACGATGCGGTCTATCACCTGAAGCCGGAGAGGCGTTGATGGCGCGCTCACAGTACCCTCACAAGGATTGCGTCATGATCGGGCGAGGCATAAATGCTCCCGTCCATTGTCGTGATCGTGAATTGGACAAGATAAGTCGCTCCCGATGCCCCCCCGTGCATCATCTGGAGGACTTGCGGGCCGGAGATGGCGACGTCCCCGTCCAGCGTCAAGCCGGATGGTGATACAGTCGCCGTCGCTGTAACAATGGCATTAGTCGCAGTCACGTCCGGCGGCCAATAGTAGAGGCCGATCTTGAACTTCTCAGCCGCTGCTTTTTCAACGATGAATTGAGTCATGATCTTCCCCCGGGTATAAAAACTCCTCCCCTGCCGGTTCTAATGACGTCCTTCACTACCCGGCCCCGAAACGTCGGGAAAGTACAGACCTCGCCGGTTTCGATAGTCAAATAAATCGGCGAATCGGATACCTGTACCTGAACGCCTTCCGCTGGCAAGAGGTTTATCGCCTCGCCTTCAATGGATAGCGTCGCCTGGTCGGAGAATTGAGTTTGATAGCCCTTCTGAACTTCGAGAATAAAGGTGAGATAGAGGGTGGCCGCATCGCTCAACTGTTCCTGTGTGCCCTCGTCCGCCATGAGCACGATAATTCGGTCAATGGTTGCTTCGTCGGATACCTGGACCTGAACTCCCTCTTGGGCCGCCAGATGATGCTCTTGCGTCAAGGGCGGGGTATCAGATGCCTGTGTCTGGTATCCCTCAGCCGCCTGGAGAACATGTGTCTGCGTCAGCGCCGGAGCGTCTGATGCCTGTTCCTGCGCCCCCTCCGCGACGATGAGGTTATGAACCTGACTCAGCGCGGGCGTGTCGGATATTTCAACCTGCACCCCTTCGGCTGGGATGAGGTCAATCGCGCCCGCCTCTTGTTCGAGGTCCGGCGTATCCGAGATTTGAATCTGTATCCCTTCATCGGCGGCCAAGACGTGAACACAAGCCAGGACTGGCGAATCCGAGAGTTGAGTCTGCGCCCCTTTTGCAGTCGCTAGAGTATGCTCCTGTGTCAGTGCTGGAGAGTCGGAGAGTTCGGTCTGATAGCCTTCCGCCGCCGCCAGCTGGTGTTCCTGAGTCAAGCCGGGCGCGTCACTACCCTGAGTCTGATTGCCTTCGGCGGGAAGGAGGTCATAAGTAGCAGGCGCGGGCGTCAGGGCCACCGCGTGTCCGCTACTGACGGCAGATGTGTAGGTGCTAGTCGAATGGGCGTCTATCGCATCCGTGCCTGACTTCACTCCACTGAAGCAGGCCAGCGCACAGTATGTGCTGTAGGCAACCGCATATCCGAGAGTGATGGTACAGGTGGGATCGGACCCGGAGCACGCAGAGGCCGTCCCCCCGGCGGCGTTACTGCCGATAATGAGGACCGTACATCCGTCAGTGACGGTTGGGGTGGGAACTGCGATTGAGGTTCCGGCCGCGTTAATCTGCTGGTCCGCTACGTCTATCGGGGTGCTGGTATGCACGCCAAGCCAAGCCCCCATCTCCCCACGGTTGCGCCCCGTTGTGCCGAGGGTAAAGGTGAAGGTCGTGGCGTCGACGTCGGCTTGGACTGCAAACTTATAGAACAATGCCGAGCGGGAGCTTGCCGTGTTGGACTGTGCGCCGACTATGGTCCAATTTGCCGGGGGCGTGATAGTTCCGGACGTAGCTTTATTTACGACATGCGCCAGCATGAAATCGCCGACGGCCAAACCCGAAGGTTTTGTAATAACGCAGTTCGAGGAGTTCGCCCCGGGGCTGGCCCCTACGGACCGCAAAGAAATAGCCAAGTAAACTCCTTACGCCACAGCGCGGATTTCGTCGATGTCGGTCGCCGGGAAGTTGACCAGGTTGCCCAGCGTGAGTGTTTGCAGCGTCAGCGTCCCGATGAGTTTAATAGTCGTGTCGCCCGACTTGCCGATGACGTAGTGCGTTGCATCGCCCGAATGATCGACGTTGATCCCGTTCTGAGCCGCAAGAATGAGCTTCCGCCCGGACGTGTCCCCGGCAGCCTTTGAGAAATCCCCGCTGGTCAGAATATGAGTCGCCAGGTCATAAGTCGCTGACGCCTCCGCATACGTCGCGGGCTGTGCCGAGCAAATGAATAGCCTGTCTCCATTGGACGATCCGATGATGTCCAGCATCAGGTCGATGACTGTGTCTGGAATACTTTTCGCCATGTTATCCTCCTAAATTTTCATGTTATTTCTGATCTCAAGCCAACTCCGCCGCCGCCCATGATCTCAGCGACCTTGAGCACGACGTTGGGTTGCATCATGCCCGCCAGGATCGGCTTCCGCTCTTCAATCACTTTTGTGAACCATCGCGAGGCCGGGATTTTCGACCCCGGGTGATGGACGTGGCTGAGAAAGGTGTCCTTTCCCTTCCACAAGAACGCCAGCACCCCGCCAGACTTGGCGTAAATCATATGGGCCTTCGTCGTCCCACCCTCGTCCTGTATCCGGGCATATGGGACGGTTTGCTTCCCGCCGACGCCCGTCCCGATGGTGATGGTCCAGGTGTCGTTCCCGACAGTAATAACCTTGCCAATATTCCGCCCCATCATGCCGGTCTTTTTCGGCGACTTCTGCATCGCAGCCGCCGAACGCATGAGTGCCTGAATGGTCTCGGTCGTCCAGGTCGTCGCCTGATGTTTAGCCGCCGCCGGGAGCGACTTCAGGACTTGCGTTTTTCGGATCGCGCCGCTGAAATCGGCGCGAAGTCCTATCGCATCGGTCATATTCTCTCCAAGTAATCAGCGGCGGCCCTCAGTGCTTTGGGATTGTCATAGAAAAGCCCGATGCCCGCTTTGGTCATGCGGTCAGCTTTTTATATCTTGCTAGAATCCCACGCTGGACTTTAGTTAATCCGCCATCGGTATTAATAAAGCCAACGGAGCCGTCCGGGAATGTTCGGGTACTTTCTCCCCAGCTCTGCTTACTCATTGTTTTCCACGCTTGAGCAATAGCCTCATAGCAGACGAGCGCGATGTCCGCGGGGATCGTCGCGTATCCCGCCGTGTAGGTGACGGTAAAGTTCCCCCGGCCCTCGGCCCAGACTCCGTTAACCTTCCGTAAACAGAACGCATCGATGACAAAATCCGCATCATTGCCCTCGGCGTACGCGGCCCCGTATGAGTCCACGATCGACGTGACATCCGTGATGGGCCAGTTCAGGGGTTCGAGTGCGGACGTCCCCTTCCCGTTTACCAGCTCCGCCGTATAGGTTGCGCTCAATAGCACGCACCCGACTTCGCGGTTGACTTGCTCCGAGACTGCCGAGATGATGGACGGTAGGATGGCGTCCCATTGCGTGATGGACTCCCCCGGCCAGAGGTATGACTTTACGTTCGCGAGCGTGACCAGGTCTGCCATGTTCTATCCCCTTTTGCCCTTGCCTTTTTTAGCGGGCTTATCGATCACCTCAAGCGTGACGTGCGGCCCGAGCTTCACTTCCGGCGGGCCGTCGATAGACTTGTCCTCATAGGCGCGGCCATTGCGGATGTACATGAATGCCAAGTCCAGAGGCAGGTCATAGGACTTCCCGGCCTCGTAAGCGTTCCTCGTCTCTTTCATCCTAACGCGCATGGTTCTGCCGCTCGCCCGCATCAAATTGACCCCGCCCGGAGTCTTGTCGTAATTGACGGGAGTCATAAGTCCACCCCCCTTAAATAACTCGCTGCCGCATAAGCAATATTTGCGCTATCTTTTAGATAGCCAATCGCCGTATTGCATTTGAGACAAAGAATTCCCCGCACTCTTCCTGTCGTATGATCATGGTCTACATAAGGGATGTTCCACCTGCCGCCCCATTGATCGCCCCTGCAAATCTTACAAACATTCCCTTGGTCTTTCAGCATCTGTTCATAGCTATTTCTATCGATTCCATATTTACGGATTAATGCCGTTTCCTTGATGCTAGATCGATTGACCCTGTGATTTGCAAGCACCTGTTCGCGGTTGATCAGATAGTACTTCTTCTTATACGCGTTCAGTTCTTCTCGATGAGTGACCTGATAATGTTGGTCGTATTCTTTGAAATCCTGTTTGCGCAATTGCCGATAGGCTTTCCTATATTCGCGTTCCGTAGCCTTGTCTTTAAACGGCATAACTCACCCCTTTGAAAAATCGGAAAGAGAAATGGGCGGGAAGCGTCGTGGCTCCCCGCCCGATAGACTACGCT